AGTAGTATCAGGTGGAACAACATTAATAGACAATGGTGCTTTAGATGCTGGAGTATCAACAGGAAGTTTAATATTACTTTCAACTCAAACTGCAAGTGCAAGTGCATCATTAGATTTTACATCTGGTATAGATTCAACCTATGATTCTTATGTATTTAAGTTTATAAATATTCATTTAGCAAGTAATACATCTTTTAATTTTCAAGGTAGTACAGATGGTGGTAGTTCTTATGGTGTAACTATTACATCTACAAATTTTTTTTCTAGACATAATGAAAGTGATACCACTACAGGATTATCTTACAGTAGTGCAAATGATTTAGCACAATCAACTTCTTTTCAAAGATTAGCAACAGATCAAGGTACTAATAATGATGAAAATATGTCTGGAACTTTACAAATTTTTAATCCTAGTTCAACGACATTTGTAAAACATTTTATAGCAAGAACACAATCTGCTCAAGCCTCTGATTATTCAATAGAAAGATATGTTGCTGGATATTTTAATTCTACATCAGCAATAAATTCTATCCAGTTCAAAGCTGAATCTGGCAATATAGATGACGGCATAATCAAAATGTATGGAGTAAAATAAGGAGTAATTATGGGTTTAATATCTAACGGCACAACAATATTTGACAATGGCTCAATGGCATCTGGTTTTGGTGGTAATTTAAACTTTATCTCAAAAGCTACTGCTAGTGCATCTGCTAGTATAGAGTTCACATCTGGTATTGATAGCACATATAAGGAATATGTTTTTTATTTTGTGAATATGCACCCAGCTACTGATGAAGTTTCATTGGGAGTAAATTTTTCAACAGATTCTGGAAGTAACTATAATGTTACAAAAACAACAACAGCTTTTAGATCAAGACATAAAGAAGATGGAACAAATACAGCTTTAGAATATAGAGTAGATGATGATTTAGCACAATCAACAGGAGATAAAAAATTAAATGCTGGTGTAGGTAATGGAAATGATGAATGTTTATCTGGCTATATGCACCTATTTAATCCAGCAAGCACAACCTTTGTAAAACATTTTTTAACAAATACTAACGAATATGGTGCAAATAATTTTTCTATAAATTATTATCATGCTGGATATGGAAATACTACATCTGCAATAAATGCAGTTAGATTTCAAATGTCTAGTGGAAACATAGATAGTGGAGAGATATTGCTTTTCGGAGTTAATTAACATATAAGGAGATTATTATGGCAACACCACATAAATTAGTAGACGGAGTTCAAATCCCTCTAACGCAAGAAGAAATCGCACAAAGACAAGCTGAAGAAACTGCTTGGAACAATGGTGCATTTGATCGTGCTATGGCAGATTTAAGACAAAGACGAGATGCTATGTTAAAATCTTGCGATTGGGTTATGATGTCAGATTCTCCAATAGCAGATAAAACATCTTGGGAAACTTATAGACAAGCATTAAGAGATATTACAGAAAATTTAACAACAGTAGAACAAGTACAAGCAGTAGAATTTCCAACTAAACCATAAGAGGTTTAATGCAACTATCTAAACATTTTACTTTAGAAGAATTTGAGAAATCACAAACAGCTACAAGAAAAGGTATCAAAAACAAAGCTGGTGCTGGAGAGATTAAAAACTTAGGCGATCTTTGTTATGAAGTATTAGAGCCTGTAAGAGCAAAGTTTGAAAAACCAATCACAATAACATCTGGTTATCGTAGCCCAGAACTATCAGAGGCAATAGGCTCAAAAGCAACATCACAGCATTGTCTTGGACAGGCTTGTGATATGGAAGTCTTAGGAGTTTCTAATCTTGAAGTAGCTTTATGGATTCAGAACAATGTAGATTTTGACCAACTAATTTTAGAATATTATACAGGAGAACAAAATAGTGGGTGGATTCATGTTTCATACAAAGATGGTAGTAATAGAAAACAGGTTTTGACATTTGATGGCAAGAAATATACAAACGGATTACCTGATGCAAAGTGGTCGGGTGGAAAAATAACTAACTAATAGGAGACAATCATGCCAATGGGAAAAGGAACTTATGGTTCAAAAAGAGGAAGACCAGCTAAAAAGAAATCTAAAATGATGAGCAAGAAAAAGAAAAAGAAATAATGCCATTAATTAAAGGATATTCAGCTAAATCAATTTCTAAAAATATTAAAAGAGAAATGAAAGCTGGTAAAAAAAGATCACAAGCTGTTGCTATCGCATTATCGGTAGCAAGAACAGTTAAAAAGAAAAGAAAGAAAAAATAATGAAGAAGAAACCTATATATGCCAAACCTAGACCAAAGAAATTAGGAAAGCCTAAATCTTTTAATAAAAAGTCTAAAGCATATAAATCAGCTAAAAGACAAGCTGATAAAAAGTTTGGCAAAAAGGTTTCTCTATATAAAAACATATTCATTTCACAAGCTATTAAGAAATACAAACCTAGAAAAAAATGAGCCTATACGATACTTACATTGAACAAGCTAAACTTGTTCATCAAAACGATAGAAAATGGCGAGGCACAACTGTCGTTAAATATATTCCAATCATTAACGAAATAATAAAATCTAAACAGATTAGAACGATTCTAGACTATGGATGTGGTAAAGCACAAAACCACCCTAAACATTGGAACGCATCTAAATATGACCCAGCAGTACCAGAATTTAGCACAAAGCCTGATACTAGATTTGATTTAGTCATTTCAACAGATGTATTAGAACATATCCCAGAAGATCATGTTGATGAAGTTATAAAAGATATATTTAATTATTCTGACCAATGGGTTTTCTTAACTATATGCACAAGAGAAGCTAGAGAAATATTACCTAATGGAATGAACGCACACGCAACTGTAAAACCAGAGGAATGGTGGAACGATAAACTAAAAGATTATACTAGATATACTGTAATGTATTCATAATGTTCGACCCATTTGAATATCTATCAAATAAAAAAATACTACTTATTGGAAACGCAGATTTAAAAACTGAGCCTAACTATTCAGAATACGATTGTATTATAAGATTAAACTTAGGCATATTAGATAAACCCTGTGATGTTTGGATTAATAACTTAGTTCATCAAGCACATAGATTTTTATTTGAAAAGTTAGATCATTTCCCAGAATTTAAAAACATCATAAGATTAAATGCTGAAAGAGATGGCAATAGAATGAAAAGGATGCCTGATATATACAAACCTCACGCATGGTTATGGAACAAAGAAGAATTTGCTAAAATGCAACAAGACTTAGATTATGATAGACCCACAACAGGACTAATTTCTGTGTATTGGATATTAAATAATATTAAATGCGATCTTCATGTTACAGGCTATAATTTCTTTCAAACTTGTAATAAATACACAAGAGAAGTACATCAAGTATCTAATAAATTTTCTTATCCCTCACATGAAATGGAAAAAGACGAATATTGGATTAAAAGATGGCATGATGAGGGGAAACTTAACTTTATTGAAATTTAGATAATATCTGATATTAAAGTAATATGATCTCAAACTACACAAAAATTGACCCTGATTTTGCACCAGAAACACATACTGTAGGAAACACATCTGTTCAATCTGGTGTAATAACTACAGGAAGTGGTTTAGTCAGAATTGCTGTTACTACTCATGCACATATTAAATTTGGAACTAATCCAACTGCAACAGAAGAAGATTTATTAATGCCTACAGATCATGTAGAAGTATTTGCATTTAAGTCAGGCGATAAAATAGCTTTTATTGGTCATGGTGCTGGTAGTGGCGAAATAAATATAAGTGCAGTAGACTAATGGCTAAGAGACCAAGAACAACAGGAGAACACATTGTTGCCTTATATGGTCATGTAACAGGATTAAAAAAAGATATATCAGTAATTAAAAACAATCATCTATCTCATATGCACGAAGATATTGAAAAGATAGATCAAAAATTAGATAACAAGTTTGATAATTTAAGTAATAAAATTTTATATGGTGTCGGTGCTGTAGCTGTGATATTTTTAGCACAGGTGCTTTACTTTTTGTCTAAATAATATACAACACATACTTGTATGAGTTATAAATCAATTCTTTGTATTTCAGATTTACATATTCCATACCACCACCCTCAAGCATTTGATTTTTTAA